CAATAATACCAACGGTTCCCGCTTCTACATTTCGTTCTACATTTTCTACAAATTTCTATGTTACGGTGAAATAAGCTATATTTGACGTAGATTGCTTCTACATTTTTTCTCTCGATTTATCAGCTCAGAAGCCTCTTTTACCTTCAAATACCAGTCCCTCGCCGCTCGATGCCTGTCTCCAGCTGCTAATTTGTAGAAACGGGCAGCCAGAATATCAGCTTCTCTACATTTTTTTCTTATAATATTCACTAAGTCTCCAGAGCCATAGCCATTTGTATTGCCTAAATCTTGACCCATTTAGAACAAACTGTTGATAAAATAAATCCGGTGTACACATCATGATCACGCATTGTTCTATTCTTGTACCATAAATAAAATCATGAGCTGTAGCATAGGCAACACCTTGATAGTAATAATCTTCTATCCACTCTTCTCTTTTAGGTTTGTTCGATTGTTTAAAGTCAATAATACTTTCTCGTCCCTGGTACACACCAACAAGATCCGTTTGTCCTGCGTATAGTCCTGGGTAAGATAAAACTACTTCAGAGCCCCAAATTTCTTCAAGATCTTTAAAACCCTTGTTCCGTATCACCTCAGCCATTCGCTTGGCTTGTACGCCTCCCTCTGTGAGATCTAAGAGCCCTTCTCCGTTGAGGTAATGTTCTAAATACGAGTGCATAGAACTACCTCTTTTAGCTGCCTCATTCTTGACACGTTCTGCCTCATTCTTGCCTTTTTTAGCAATCCACTTAGCCAAAGACTCTCGCTTCTCGTCACTCTGTGTTTGACCCAAAATGGTCGTTACAGAGGGCAGCTTCTCGTCGCCCACTTCATAGATTCTTTTACCATCGACGCTAGATCGCACAGACTTCGGGTATACAAATCGTTTATTCCATTTCATTTTAAAGGTCCAAACAAAGAGTTCTCTATCTCTCTTCTTTTTCTAATACAATAATTAAATAACACATCGTTATGCCATTTATCCATTTTATCTTCATTGTTCATTATCTTATTAGTTATAGCTATAGCTTCATAATAAGCATCTCTACACTTTTGATGTATTTCATTTTTATTTAAAGGTATGTATCCTTTCTGGGATATACTATACTCATGTAAAACAAGTCTTAATTTGTTTATCACTCTTCTAGTAAAATTTATCTTATCTTCTCTATATCTTTTTCTTAATTCTTTTTGAGATAAAAAGTATCCTGCTCTTTTTGCAGTTCCCTCGTATTGTCTCACATTTTGTCTAACAGGTTTTAACTTACATACAAGATAAGCTTCCCATTTTTTTCTTAATACATCATTTGGCGAAGCTCTTAACCATCTTATTTTATCTACTGGTCCGTTTCGGCTTGC